ATTTGTTATTTTTCTTATATATAAAAAAAGTTATTACCTCCTATTAAATAGTTGGTAATAACCTTCTCAATTCTTTATACATTGTTGTCAATTCTTTATCAATTGACATATTTGTTTCTTTATATCCAAACACATCAATATGGTAATGTGCTAATCTATAACAATCTACTAATTCTAAATAGTATCTTTTTCTTTCTACTTCATTTAAGAAGTTGATAACTTCTGGTTGTAAAGTATATTCTACTATCTTACTTTGTTGTATCTTTTGTACTAAACAAACTTTACACTTCTTTAACTTGTAGTATTTTCTACTATCTTTTGTTGCTCTACTCCAATTAAAATAGGCTTCATTTCTTATCTCATCACAATTTCTACATCTTAACATAATCTATATATTAAAAACTCTATGTCCCTCTTCATCTGTGTGGTCTAATGATATAGTATTCAATCTTGTTTTTTGTAGTCTTTTCCATTGTAGTGCAAATGCTCTTTTTACACATTCAGTGAAATATGCTAAAACATTATTATATTTCTCCTCATCAAACTCTCTCCAATTCCTAACTATTACTTCATATGCATATGCCTCACAATCCCATCTATCTTCCTCATCATTATATTTGAACTTCTTTGACACACCTTTTACAATCTTACATAACATTTTGAATAATTTTGGTGATAAACTGCCTTCTGCTTTTGATACAACTATTTCATAATAAGCAATCTTATTATCAAAGTATATATTGTTATATCTGGGTATAATACCTAAATTATTTATGGCTTTATCTCTTTCCAAAATTGCTTTTTCTAATGTCTTGTATAAACCAATATAATGTGATTTACCATCTAACCATAGTTGAACTTGAAAGCCATTTTTATTGACTACTATATATTTCTCTTTACTCATTTAATAATTGGTTTAATTTCTCTTCTCTTCTATATACAATATACTCTTCAAGTATTTCTACAAATTGTTCTGGTTCAATACACATCTCTCTACCTTTATATACAACTAATGTATATCCTTTACTTTCTATAAACTCTAATAGTTTAACATCAATTAGATTTGTTTTCTTATTAAAATCTTTCAAACTACTCATTTTAGTATTTTATTATTTTTTATAGTCCCAATTGGGTTAGTTTTTGTTCTCTATTCTCTTGTTTAAGATTTCTTATTTCACTTGGGTCTAAACCTGTTATATCTATACTAATACTAAACCTGTTAGTATGTGGCAATTCACTAAAGTGTAGTTCTATATTACCAGTAATAATTTTATCAGCAATATATTTTCCAATAACTTCTTTATATTCTTTCTTCATTATATAATGATAATCATCTTGTTTTATCATTCTTTCTTTTTGCTCTTCTGTGAGTATTTCTAAAACTCTTTTATCTATATCATTCATAATCCCAATTGGTTTAATTTTTTAATTCTTTCACTCTGTAACCATTTATCAAATCTTTTAATCCAGATTTTATCATCCTTTATTGTTGTTATAATATATTTTACTTTGTTATCTTTGTTATGTTTTATATCATAACCCTTTACAACTATTTCATCTGCTAAATAAATATAACCTTCTTCTATTTTATCTACAAAGTGTTCTGATGATATAAATAAATCCCTGTAATATATTCCATATAATCTCATTTTAGTATTTCATTTATTTTTTTGTCTCTTGTTTCAGTCAAGTATTCTTGTTTGTCTCTATATATATTTCCTTCTTCATCTTCCCACCAAGCACATCCAGTATCAGTGTCAGTTCTATTACAACCAAGTTCAAGTATTCTTTCTAATTGTCTATGTAAAAAGTTTTCTTTATCAACTTCATCTAATTTTACTATCATATTCCTAATTCATTTAATTTTTTATCTCTTTCTGTTTGAGTAAGCCAAGACTTAAAAGGTAAGAATGGAACTTCATAACCTTGTTCTTCTAAATACCAAGTATTGTTATTATTTCTCTTGTGTAGGTTTCTCTTTTCCATCATCTCTTTTTTAATATGTTCTGGAATGTTTGACTTATTTACTTCACCTTCACAGTATTCCATAAACTCACTATATTTATCCATTTCAATCTCTGTATATGTTGGTGTATTATAGTTCTGTGTTAAATTACAAGACATTTTCTTTTAGTTCTTTTCTATACAACTCGATAAGGTTGTTTAATTCTGCTCTCAGTCTGTCAATTTCTTCTAAATTAGACACTATTATTGCTTGGGTGATATAATATGAGGTCTCAATTATTTTCTCTCTTAAAATGTCTCTATTCATTTCTCTTGTTATTATTTTTATAGAACTCAACTACTAATGTTGAGATTAGTTTGTCATAGGATACATTTCCTAATACTTGTTTAAGTTTATCAAGTTCATCTTTTGTAATGTGACTTAACGATACTAATGTGTGGTTCTTACTTGCCATCTTTGTTTGTTGTTTTATATACCCAACTGGGTTAGTCTTTCTTGTCTTATGTCTTGTTTCTTAATAAGGTTGAATAGTTCATCTATTAGGTATGGGTCTTCTATGTATGAACTATGTATCTCCTTATTATCCTTCTATTGGGTCTTCTGGATAGTATTGTATTGTCTCAATGTTTATCTTATACTTCATTTTCCGATAGATTACTTTGTATAGAAGTCAGGGAAGTATCTTCTTGCAATACTTACTGCTTTTGTATAATCAATGTCATTAGGTCCCCATTCAAAGTCTTGGTCCCATCCACCTTGGAAGAAGTTACTTCTAACTCTTCTAATGATTGCTTCTTTTGTAATTCTGTCATTCATTAGCATACAAGTTCCAACTGCTATTTCTATCTCTCTACTTGTTACGTTGAACTCAACTTTGATATGAGTTACTGGTTGTCCTGTTTTTGTGTAAGTGTGTGTTGCTTTCATTTTGTCTATTGTTATTTTTTGTATAATGTATATATTAGTCTTGGAATGTCATTTTCTACAAGGCTGGATTTTTTACTGCATAAAGGAATTCCTGCCACTTTTCCGATAGAATTGGGTGTTATGAACCCAATTCTCTTACTTCTTCTTCCATAATGGCTAATACTCTTTGGTGTAAGGTATTGTCCTCTAAACTTCCATCTAATACACTATCAAATAGTAATCTCTGTGCTTCATTTAGGTGGTTGAATGTTGTCTTCATTACTTCGTTAAAAGTTGCTTCTGTGTTTGTTGTTGTTCTCATAATTTGTCTTTGTTTTTGTGGCACCATATACAGGGTGTTTCTGTGTTTCTCTTAATCTTATATATGTATATATTAAGAAAGTTTCCTTCCCTCCATACTTTTTTCACTTTTTTTTACTGACTATTTGTCTCCAATGAGTGATGAAGTTTATGATAGTTTCTGGGATGAGATATAAACTTTTCCGATACATTTACATATAATGTAAGTAGTTCTTAAATGAAACTATTTGTCTATTAAAATCCTAATCAATTTATTTTGGTTAGGATTTTTTGTATTAAGGAATTCCTTGTAACCCGCAAGCCTTGAAGGCTGCTCAGCAACTTTGATAGAATTAGGATTGTGGTGGGTAAATCAATAATATAATAATATAATATAATATATATTACGTATCTGTTCTACACTTTGATGAAAATAATTTGAAAATAATTGTAAAAAATGAAAAAGGGAAAGTGTTGAACTTTATATATACAATATGTAGAAAACTTATCAAAGTGAATACCATATAAAAAATAAACAATAGACAATGAAAATAGGAAAAGAATTAAACTACTTATTATCTCTACAAAAGAGAAAAGATAGTAAAGAAAGAATACTTAAAGTATATAATGCTCTTGTATTCAAAAGAGGTAATAGAAAAGATGGGGAATACTTCCAATGTCCATCTACTTATTTAGAGAAGGTATCTCCAAGATACTATAAAGTAATACAACTACTTTTAGAACATAACATCATAAAATACTTATCTTACAAACTTGATGAGACTGATTTATTCTCTTCTAAAAGAAAGAAGTTCTATAATACGGAAAAAGGTATATGTATGAGTTATACATTTATTATTGACCCAGAAGAAGGTTATGATTATGACTTTGACTATAACTTCTCTACCTTATATGATAATGAAAAATGGTTTGTAAAAACAAGACACTCACTATTAGAATTAGGCTTCCCAATAAATGAAGTAAGAATTAAAAGAGATAACTTTTCAAGAAGACTACATACTAACATCACAAGTCATATTGAAGGATTTGGTTCATATAGAAACTTATTAGAAGGTGGTGACTTTTACCTTATAGATGGTAAGACAACTCAACCAAGATTATTATGGTTACATTTAACGGAAATTGGACTACAAGACCAAAACCTAAATTACATATTCAATAATAACCTTGACTTCTACCAATACATTATAGATAGAATACCTGCTCTTAATGGAGATAGAGATGAAGCAAAAGACCTATTCATTACTTGGATAAATGGAACAGGCTATATTGACCCTGAAAAGAAATCTATTAGAGATATATTCCCAGTAGCAAATGTATTCATTAAAGAATATAAGACTACTAACTATAAGAATATATGTAGATTACTTCAATATAAAGAAGCAGCAATCTTTATTGATGACCTACTTAATAATTGTCCTGTTGATTTCTGTTTAACTATACACGATGCTTTACTTGTTAAAGTTGAAGATAAAGATAAAGTGTATGAGTGGTGTAAAGAAAGAAGACCTGAATTAGTATTCACTCTTGAAGAAGTAAGTAGAAAGATAGTTGATTGTTAGCAGTAAATAATCCAGGTTTGTGGAAAGAGAGAATAAAAGTTTAATATATACATTAAACAAAAAATAACAATAGACAATATGACATTTACAGATGACTTTGAAAAAAGAGAATACCTTGGAAGAGAAGCACTAAAAGAACTACAAAGGATATACACTAACTTATTTAAGTATGATTTACACTTCACCACAGATACATATGCTGCTTATGATGCATTTTATCACATAATTGATAGTGATACTCATTCTATAACAAAAAGAGTTCTTATAGAGATTAAAATAAGAGACAGACATTTCCCAGAATACATACTTGAAACAAAGAAACTAAACTCACTTAAAAAGATTAGAAAGGATTTAGGTTTCAATGATAATGAAATGTCTATACTTTATATAAACTTCTGTCCTAATGAAACAATCATTTGGAATATAGACAAGATAAATAATGACATTAAAACAAATGAGTATAATAAAGCAACATCTGTTTCAAGAAGTGATAAAGTAAATAAGAGTGTTATTATGTTACAACCAACAGAAGGAAAACAATTAGATTACATTTTAGATGAACACAGAATACTCAATAGAACAAAGATAAACAATATAGTAGATAGCAAAGTTAAAGAATTAAAGAATGATTTATTTAAGACTTTGTTTGGATAATAAAAATAAAGTAGTATCTTTGTAGTATAACAAAATAAAAATAGACAATATGGAAAACAACAGAATTAGATTAGATGAAAAGTTCCTTACAGAAGGAGAAATGTATGGGAGAATTAGTAAAATGACTGACAGAGAACTTCAAGAGTTTAGAGCAGCAAATGACTTTCAAAGTTCAAAGTCACTAAAAAGAATAGAAAGAAATGTTGCATTTTGGTTCTACCTATTTGTAGCATCAGCAATAATTACATTAGCATATGTGATGAAGCATTAAAAAAAAGACCACTATAATAAGTGGTCTTTTTTTGTCTTTAACAAGACACCGCAACTTGGGGTCCTAAGCCAAGTATATGTTGTTTCAATTTGAAAATCATAATCTCTAATTGTTCTCTCTCACAGAAGTATTCACCTAAATCATCACCATATAAATCTATATACAAACTAACTATTCTAAAACAATCAATATAATCTACTTTATAGTTGTTGTATTCAATCCTTTTTACTAAATGATATATAGATATACTATCAACTAAAATCTCTTCTCTAATGGCTTGTTTTGTTCTTCTTGGTTTATATTGTTTAGGTGATTTATTCTTATTTACTCTTTCACTATTACATTTCTTACAATATGAACTAAATGCCTTCTCTCCACTTTTCTTCTTAAAATAACCTAAATAATAAAACCTACTTTCTGGTAGAAGATTACTACACATTTTACAATTCTTCATAAAGTATATATTCTTTACTCCTTTGGCTCACCAAATAAAATGCTGTCTTTTGCACGTAATAACATTAGACCTAATCCCATCCAACCACTTAATTCATTTGCTGTTTGTTTTCCTTGATATATCATAATACCACAGAAACAAAACACTACACAACCCATTATAGTTGTAACTAATCCTTTACCTACTAATCTATCTTTCATATCTTAAATTGTTTTTTTAACGAAGACTTCCACCTCTACTATATCTTTTACCACTTCTAACAAGTATATCATAAACTGCTGCTCCTACACTTGGTGTCTTACCAACAAACCAAGTTCCCCATCTATTAGTTCCAGAAGTTCTACAAATACCAGCACCATTAAACACCTCAACAAACTCTGTGAAGTCAATGTCATAATAAGTATAGTAAGCACCATCATTGAACTTGATTACTAAATCTCTTGTTTCATCATCATACATAATTCTATCAACATTTGAGGATGAAGGTGCTGACCTCCATTTTTTCATTGTAATAGTTTCAATAAGATTATTATCATATACTCCTATTGCTATTTCCTGCTCTCTTGCTTTATCATATGCTCTTTGTCTTGCTTGTTCATCACCACATTTATAGTGATAAGGTTTTCCAGTATCACCATATCTATAATAACAACCTTGACTATCAAATCCTCTGTGTATAGGCATCTTATATATCTCTATCTTTTTTCTGTGATAACCTAATGTTTAAGTTCTTTATCTCCTGTGTAAGGTCTTTAACTGCTTCATATAGTAAGTCAAACTTATCTGTTAAGTGTATATGATTATTTTCTACTAAACTAATCCTAATAGTATTCTTCTCACTATTTTCTTTAACTTTATCTAACTCACCCATTGTTCTATTTAGAAAATAACTTATTATCCCAACAATTATCCCTGCTATTACTACTACTGTTGTATCCATTAGTTATATACTCTTATTTCTATACAATGACCATTTAAAACATCATTTGTATCTGTAAGTAATTTCATTGTTGTATTATCCCAGTATTCAATCCTAACATCAATTTGATTATCTGAACCCTTATCAAACATATCAGTCAATAAACAAAATGTTTTATCTACTGTGAATAAAGTATCATATGATTGTATCCAGTATTCACCTTTATCTAAGTATTCAAAATAAAATGGTTGTTTCAATGTATTTTCTAAAATGTTTATAACAGGGGCTCCTACTTGCCATTGTATTGATGAACCATTTGTCCAGTTTGTTGGAGTTGTTGCTGTTGCTATAAATCTTCTATCTTCTGTATTTTGATTGTCACCACAATTTGAAAAATCATCACCAGGTTGTAATGTTTTAATCCAATATGTTCTACCAATTTCTAATGTTCCTTCATTTATTTGTTCTACTGTATTATCACTTCTTTGATATAATGTTCCAACTACTTTATTTACTGATGATCCACCACCTACAACTACCCAGTGAGCATCTTTTCTACCATAAGTAAGACCATCTTTTGGTGCATCACTCAACTTACTATCAACTACTATTTGTAAAGCAGCAATAGTGCTATTTATAGCAGCAACACTATCATTTAGTTGTCCTATACTTGCTTTACCATCTACTAATAATTCAAGATTATTTAGATCAGTTTGTAGTGCTTGAATATTTCCTTCTCCTAAATCTATTAAATCACTTAAATTATTTATTTGATTTTGTAAATTAGTGTCTTCACTATCAACATATACTTTAGTAGCATAGTTAGATAAAGTTGCTGATAATTGTTCAGGTGTTACCATATCACCAATTAAACTAAAATTATCATTCACTATTATGAACGCATCTCTTAATTTTGATCCTAATCCATCATTAGGATTACTTACATTTATATTACTGAATGTCATATCTTATTTTTTATTTTTTTTATAGTTTTATATTCTGTTGTCTGTAACTAAAATTAGTTATTCCTAAATCTAAAATCTTCTGGTTACACTCTGCTTTTAATCTATCTCTTTCATCAATTGCTGCTTGTGGTATTGGTATTAAATCAATACTCAACTTCTCAATATGTTTTCTTAAAAGTTCTGAAATTAGATTAGTATAGAATAAATCTATCTCTAATGCTTCTGGTATTCTAACATCATTTATTTCTTGAGGTGTTGCAACTTCATAAAATGATAATGTTTCAAAATTCCAATATGGTTTAATAAAATTATCTGTTATCAAATCATCAATTTCAATCTGATTTTCTTGTAGTTCTATTTCTATTGTTGTTGTGTATAGAACTTTTCCTGTGTTACTATCTATTATTGTTTTCATATCTTTAATTTATTATTTCTACGCCTTGTACACCAATCACTTGAGTTGTTGATCCTGGTGTAATTGTTACTAAAATCCAAACAGAATTTATTGTATTATTACAGGGTGCTGAAACAGATCCTGCTGAAGTTGGTAAGTTAGTCATTGTACTCTGATTGACAAGACCACCAACTATCAAATTATCTTTAAGCACAAAAAACAATTTCATAGGAAAAACAGGTGAAAAGTTTCCAGGTGTGTTAGCGCCTCCTATAAGTGTTGCACCAGATAAACTATTAGTAGTATTTATAAAAACATTCATAGTGTGAGCAACACTTAGTCCAGTTCTAATACTTAATAGGTACATTTCTAAAAATCCACTTAGAGTTAAAGTTCCTGGTAAAAATTGATAAGATTTGACTATAGTAGGTGTTGTTGTTCCTGTTACTGTTGATGTAACGCTATCATTTACTATTTGTCTTTTTCTCAAAGTAAAAGCATCAAAAACAGCATTTTGAGAAGGTGCTCTACTTGTTACACCATTTACTATTACATCTTCAACTATTGTTTTATTCTCCCAAATACTTGATGTTCCATTATATTGTAATACTTGTCCTGCTGTTGCACCTGTTATATTTACATTATGTAATTCATCTAATTCATAACCATTATTTACCTTAACAAAAATCTTACCATTATTACTATGAGCATATACTACATAACCAATGATAACCATATGGTCTGGTGCTGATGGTTTTATATTTGTAATTCTACCAGCAGTTGTTGGACTTAAATATAAAATGTCTCCATCATTCCAAGTTTCACCTTGTAATGAACCTGTTGTATTTATTTTATTTACTAATCCACTTATTGTTACAAATCCTTCTTGATTATTTGCAATAGTCTCTGTTACTAAACCAATTGTCTCTGCTGATAAAGCATCTGTTGTTGCTAATGCTAAATCAACTTTTAATCTTTGATCTTGTGCACCAGTAATTCTTACCGCTTGATAAGCACTTTCTTGTAATGTTATATTAGTTGCTGTTTTATTTACAACTCTAACTAATTGTTCTTGTCCTACTTGTAATGTTACATTACCACCTTTAAGAGTTAAGTCTGCTGTTCCATCAACATCATTCCAAGTAAATCTACCAGAGTTTGTTAAACCAGTAAAGTTAAATTGTGTAGATGTTATATTAAATGAACCTAAGTTCACATTATCTGTTGCACCTATGTAAGGTACAAATATAGATGTATCAGGTGCAGGTCCTGTTGCACCAGTTGCGCCTTGTGGTCCTTGAGAACCAGTTATACCTTGAATACCTTGTGGTCCTGTTGCACCAGTTGCACCTATATTACCTGATAAAATAGTCCAAGTAGCATCTCTTCTAACATATGAGTTACCATCAATAGGTGCTTCTTCAACCTTAGTATAAATCTGTGTTTGTAAATTAGTAATCTCATCATATAAATCTGCAATAGATGCATTTTGACTATTCAATGTTTGATTGATTGTATAAATAGTATTATTGATTGAGTTTATATCACTCTGTAATCCAGGTATATAATCTAATTGTGTTTGTATATTATTTAAGGCAGTTTGAAGTCCTGTAATTTGTGAAATTGTAAGAACGTCATTACCACTTAATAGAGTATCAATAGAAGCAAAGTTGTCATTTACAATAATGAAAGCATCTCTTAATTTGTCTCCTGTTCCTGTGTCAGGACCTATTCCAACATTTATTATTTGGTTCATCTTTTACTTCTTTTTTTTCTTCTTTTTCTTTGATAGTCTTTTCGTATAATTTATTAAGTTTAATAATTTGACTATCCTTAATTTTATATTCTCCTCTATCTATCATTAGCAATCTTTATTTTTTCTCAAATACCAACCACCTATGGTTTTATTATATCCAGTTGTATATGGTTTTATATATTCAGGAATGTCTTGGTCCTTAATCCATTTGAAGAACTCTTCTTTATATAATTCATAAAGTTTTCTACTTGCTTGAACTAAATAATCTACTTCTTCTTTTGATATAGTTTCACTACTATCTGTTTTAGTTTTAGTAATTCCAGAATTAGAAACAATATAAGCACCATTAGCAATATAAATCTCTGCTGCTCCGTGTATAGTTAGTTCTTTAACATAGTCATCATATAATTCAAGATAAACACCTGTCAAATTACTATTCTCAAAATCTAAACAGATTTTATTATACAAATCACTACCTAACAAAGGTTTAATCAATGTCATTTGACAAGCCTTAATAGAGGCTAAGTATCTATCAACATCAACGTTCCCGCCTATAATAGTATTTCTTGTTAAATCTTCTGGTCTAATTAAAATTGTTGTCATATCTTATTATATCTTTTTTCCTATACTTGGTAATCTATCAACAACATCACTATTATTGTCAAAATGTGTTCCAATGTTAAGGTCTCTTACTTTTTGTATCTTTGCTGAATTAGAACCTGTTGCAAATACTCTATCACTTGGTATATTGTGTTCATTAGCAAATTGAACCATACCTATTTTCTCTCTTCTTGCTGAAATGATATAGATTGTTTTACCTAATCTTTGTTGGTATTCTAATTCATTTAGTCCAGCAGGTGTAGTTAAAGTATCATCAAAGTCAAATGAAACTTTACTTGCATCCATATCTACTGAAAATGTAGCAACTTCTGGTTCTGTAACTTCTGGTGTTGGTTGTTCTGTAACTTCTGGTGTTTGTAATTCCTCAAAGTCAATAAACTTTATATCACAACCAGGATTTACCTTATTAAATGCTCTTGATAAACCTTCTGTTAAAATCTTTCTTGCAGGTTTAATTTGACTTCTATAAAGTATCTTTAATGATTGAACCATTTGTTCTGCTGCTGAATTGAAACCACTTGGTAGAGGTAATCCAAATAAAGAAGGGTCATTTACTTTATGAGCCATCATAATCATTGTTCTACATTCACCTGATAAGAATTGAAATTGAGAGTAAGCATCTTCAACAGGTATAACATCTATTGTAGTTCTATTCTCATAGTTATCATTGAATGATACAATTGTAGAACCTGCATTTGAAGAACCTGTTAAGTTACCTAAAATTGCTCTTTTAGCATCTTCCATTGCTTCATCACTATCAGTTCCACCTTGGTTTATATTTACTATCTTACCAGCAGAGAAATTGTTCTTAATATGACTTCTGTAATAGTTAGAAAGTTCTTCTTCTGTTTGAGCATATTGTATTCCTGATTGCCAATCTGGTAATGAATAAACTGGTTGTGCTGAATGTCTTTTAATGTAAAGTATTTCAGTCTCTAAACTATTACCATAACCAAATGCAGGTATTTGAACTGGTCTGTATTTAGTTTTGAACTTCCAGTCAAATGAATACCAATAAGAAGTTGGTTCATCTGTAATGTCTGCTTCTTTATTCACTGCAAGTGATTTTACAGGCACATAATATAGTTTTGATACCTTACCACCAAAATTGTAAATTACTTGAAAAGAACAAGCCCCTTGTATCTTAAAATCAGCAACAGCATTTCTTAAATCTTCATCACCTAAAATTGCTTCAACATCTACTAATCCATTTACATCTTCAAGACCTTCTCCTAATATGTAATTTGTAAAATTGTCTATAATAGATTGATTTGTAGGAGAACCTAAATAAGCATTCTCAACTACACCAAAATAAGTATTATCAACTCCATTAGTAATCCATTTTGTTCCTTGAAATAATAATGTTTGGGGGTCAAGTCTCACGTAATTGTTCATTTGGACGTGTATTCTTTTATTCATATCTTTTATTCATTTTTTTAGACATACACTAATGTTGTCTTGTTTGTTCTATGTCCTGATAGATAGTTATTTAATCTTTTTAATGGTATATCCATTGCTTCTGCTGCTTCTTTACAAGATTTGTAATAAATACCAGTTTCTAAACATAATACTAATTTACCTCTAACTGATTTCATTTTCTCAATAGTAGATGGTTTATGCTTTTTACCTTTCATTGGATTAAATACTTGTTTAACACCAATTTTACTTTGTCTCATCTTTTCAATTGATTGTCTTGGTATTCCATTACCACCATCTAAAAAATTACATAAGGTTCCACCATCTTTTATTTTACCATAATATGATATAAGTATCTTTTCTAATTCACAGGCATCATCCCACTCTAAATCTCTTTTTAATATATCTACTTCATAACCATATTTACTTGCTATTCTATTCCATAATTTATTTCTGCTATTAGTATAACAAGAGGTTGCTCTTTTAATACTTCCAATACCAATATAAAATACTTCTCCATTTGGCTTCAAGTGTCTATAAATACAAACTTTATTATCCATATTTGTTATATTTTATATATGTTGTTATTTACTACTTTATGTAGTTTGTAGTTCTCTAAATCAGTTTGAATAGTTGCTAATAACTTACCTCTCCATACTAACTTGTTGTCTATTTGGTCTAATACTTTAACTTCATAACTATCACCATCTAAAAATGCGTGGGAGAAGTTTAGAACCATTAAACCTGGCTCACTAACTACTACTACTGGTATGATAGTTTCAACCTCTTTAATCTCATTCCAAAGCACTAAATTGACATTAGTAGCATAATTTCTATATGGGATTTTTATTGTGTGAGTTTGTTGTCCTAATAATGTAGCATCAACAGAGATTTCAATAGTATCTACACTGATTATATCATTATCTACCGTGAGATAGTCTCCTAATGCTTGTATGTTTATTACTTTTAATGACATATAATCTTTATTTTTATTAAAAACTATAAAAGTTAGTTTTGTTTATATTCTAAACAAAAAAAGAGAACCAAATGGTTCTCTTTAATTATCTTTAAGATTAGATTAGATTATCCTGAAATGTTGTCAGTTGAAACTAATGCAATTAGCGCAGTGCTCATTGAACCAGTTAAATACCAGATTGGGTCTTTCTCCATTGCTACTGCTGTTAGAGTGTAACCATTCAAACTATCCATTGTTCCTTGAACTTCACTTTTACCAGAGATTTCACATCCGTGTTTTTCTCCCATTAAGAAGAATTGTCCAGAGTTAGCCTCTACAAAGATTTGAGGTCTTCCCCAAGCCAACATTTTAATTTGGAATTCCATTTCTGCTGAAAGTTTAGTTAAGACAAAGTTTATTGTTTGATTGAAGAAAGTAGTTCCATTATCTCTTGAAGAAGTAATGTCTTGGTTAAAAGTATTACCACTATTTTTCAATTCAAACTTATATACATCTGTCAAAGAACCTAAATCTGTTAAAAGGTGTCCTGCGTCAGTAGATGAAGTTGTGAAACCATACTCATCATAATTAGCAACGTAGATTGCTTTTAATCCAGAAACAGCATCTTTACAAGTTAAAAGGTTTTTTCCTTTTGTTATATCACAAGCCATATTGTTTTGATTTATTTTTTAGTTCAGTAGATTTTTGAGGGCCATTATTCTGTGCTTGACACTTTTACAGACCCTCCAAAAACTCTACTTAATTGTTTATTGGTTGGTGTTATTCAAAATTATGGTCTTGAATAAACAATTTGGTTACCAAATGAATACCCTACACCAGCAGAGAATACAATTTTAGTTCTAATGTTACCAGATAAATCACTTTCGTCCATATCTTTAACAGAAACATTGTTTAAGTCTGCTTCTAATCCAGTTAAGAAAGCCACGTTTTTAACTCTGTAAGCCAAAATAGTGTTTGAAGGAAGACCTGCAATAGATACAACTGGAAGACCAATATAATCTAATGTTTTATCACCAACAGGAGAACCAACCATATAGTTATTCACTTGTGATAATTTGTAGTTTCTTGCTACATTAGGAGAAACTGCAATGATTAAGTCTGTTTCATTTAATACTTCTTCTGGAATAGCAGTATAAACTTTTGCTAATTGTTCTTGAACATTTGCAGAAGTTGAAGCAGTTCCTACTACATCAATAACGTCAGCATCACCAACGAATTGTGCTAAAAGTCCAGAGAATGAACCAGTAACACCTGTTCCTTGCCAGATTTGTGTATCAACTAATGCACCCATATTTTGTGTCATTGCTAACAAGATACCATCTTGAATAGTTGCTGGGATTTCATTAGCAGCACCAAATAAACCTGCTTGTTGAGCATAGAAAGTTTGGTGGAACTCATCTTTACATAGTTCGTGCTTAATTTCATATTTTTTTGTTGCTACTTCTTTGTCTGTATAAGTAACTGCTCCTGTTGCGTCAAAACCACAAGAGTAAGGTGCCAAAGCGGCAGAGTAAGAAAGTTTTGGTAAGTAACCAGAACCAATTACATTAGGTAACACCGTGATAGCGTTTTGGTTGATAGTATCAGCAGCCTTAAATGCCTGCACGAATAATTCTCCCGCTAATGCCCCATTGAATTGAGAGTTGATTGTTGCGTTTGTGCTCATCTTAATTATTTATTTTTTTTGTTATTCTTTCAATAGCAGATAATCTACTATCACCAGATACTTCTTTTGCTTTCATTGTAATTGGGTTTGAACCTTTTACAACTTCTGCTTTCAATTTAGTAGATGCTACCATCTCCTTTAATTGTGTGTTCTCCATTAAAACTGCTGATTGTTCTTGTGTTAGTTTTTCAAGGTCTGCTTGTAAAGTTGCCACAAGGTTTTTCAATGCTTCAATGTCAATGTCTTCTACTTGTTTAGCCACTTCATCATTTATTGCTGTTGTAGTGTCAGCAACTTCTGTTGAAACTTCTGCTGATACATCAATCATATCTGCTTCTAATGCAGTATCTTCTATTGGTGCTTCATCTTCTGTTTCCTCTGTTACATCACTAATTTCTACAATAGTTCCAGTTGCATCAGTTCCATATACCTTATTATCAGCAGTAAATGTAGCATCAAGAACAGGTTGTAGGTTAGCATCATAAACAATGTTCCCAATTTCAAAAGCATCAGCAGTCAATGTTCCTAACTCTTGTGTATCTAATGATGCCAAAGCAACTGCTTCTTCTTCACTAAACATTTTAATAAGTTTTTTTAACATACTCATATTTTCCTGTTTTGTATTTTCTCTGCTATTTAATTCTTCATCTTGTGTCAAGCAGTTTTCACAAGTAGTGTTTTCTATTTTATTCATTGCAATTTTTTCAAACTTGATAAAACTATCTATTGAAAATCCTTTTGCTAATCCAGTTTCTATATACTCAACCCAAAGTTCATCACTTAATTTCATACCAATACACCAATCTCCTTGTTGAACTGGTAGTCCAATTGCTGAACCCTTATCACTATTACTATCCATTACAATCCAATTTTCTACAATTGTAGTTCCATTTAACCAATTATTATCTTGGTGGTTGTAAGTAGAATTACCTTGATAACCCTTTTTCATAAAGTCTTGTGATAGTCTTTCAATAGTAGGAGCGTCAAATGTCAGCATAAATGGTGTTCCATCCTCAAACTCTCTATATATTTGCTGGTCTGCTCTTAATACAATACCATAAAGTATCTTCTTTTTATCATTAGCAGCAAGTTTAATAACTTGTTTTTGTTCTTTCATAGCAATGAAGTCAAACCCATTTGCTGGATTATCTACAATAGAGATTGCATATAAATCTCCATCTTCTTCTGTCTCATATTTAACCTTAAATACATTCATATTATTAAAACTTATTTTTTATTTTCTGTTAGTTTTTTAATTCAAAGTGTAGAACAGATAAGTAATATATATTATATTATATTATATTATTATTGACTTTACCCACCACAATCCTAACTTAAAGACAAGCCTTCAAGGCGTAGTCGTTCTTATAGGAATGTGGCATTAGTTATTCTATTTCTATCTAATGCTTGTTGAGTTGTCATATCACTACCTACTACATAAGCATTTACTGGTTGATTTTGTCTTGCTCCAATCTCTGCTGCTAATTGGTTATTACCAGAAGCACCCATTATATTAAATTGAGCAGCAGCACCACCTGCACCACCACCAGAACTTCCTCCACCACCTTCACTACTCTTATTCCAAGAAGTTAAAGTTGTAGCAAGAATAGAAGCAATACCTACACCAGCAATAGCCCAGTTTATAGGTATTTGTGCAACAGATTTAGCAGCACCAGCAGTATAAGCACCAGCAGCAGCACCATATGATGCAGAAGCAACTGGGTCAGTAACAGAAAGAGCAGCAGATAATCCCATATAAAGAGCAGCATTAGTTGAATAATTTGCTGCCTGCATTTTCAATCTACTATTCTCTTTTGTAGTATTCATAACAATTTGTCCTATCTCCATACCTTTCTGTGCTACTAATAATAAGTTTCTTAAATCTTTTGATTTTACTAACTGCTCATTTTGTAATTGGTCCATAAAACCATAAAGATTAGAAGATAATGTTTGAACCTTATTATGGTATTCTTCTTGTGCTGCCATTTTAGCATCAAGTGCTGCTCTTTCCGATAAAATAGCATCATCCATTACTGCTTGGTGTATATCAATGTCTCTTTGTGCTCCTTGTGTTTTAATTTCACCTTCTAATTGAATACTTTGTTTCATATACTCTCTCTTTCTATCCTCTAACTCATAGTATTGTTTGTATAACTCTTGGTCTTTTAGATTTGAACTATCTCTTAACTCATTTAAGGCAGCAATTCTTCCACCTTCTTTTGCTCCTTCTTCATCTTGACCTTGACTAATCAATCTACTATATGTTTCTTGAAACTTTGCTCTACCTTCCAACATTTTGTTTTGATTTTCTTCTGCTCTTGCCCATTCATTATCAACAGAAGTAAGTTTATCCTTATTTGCTTTTATATCAATGTCTGCTCTCTTATTTATCAAATCAATTTGAATAGTAAGTAAGTCAATTTGTCTTTCAAATTGTTGTGTTACATCAGGTAAGTCACCAAAGTTCATACTCTCTTCATAAGCCATAAGTGATTTAGTTAAAGTATCATAACTATCACTTAATTTCATTATCTCAATGTTTGACTTAAATGCTGCTCTACTACCTTCAAACTCTAAATCAACAAGTGTTTTTTGTGCTTCTATTAAGTCTTCAACCTTTGTAAGATTTTCAGTATATATTTCTTTTCTTTGTAGGTTAAGTTTATATTCATCTTGTTGTGCTTTTGTAGGTGCAACCAATTTAGCAAGTTCAGTATATCTTGTAATTTGTGTATTTACCTCTCTTAATGCATCTCTATTTTTATAGAATGCGTCTTGTAAAACTTTCATTTTACTATAACCAGAAGTTAAATCAACAAGTGTTATCTCTCTCAATTGATTATTTAAGTCTTCAAGAACTTTAACACCAGCACCCATTTTACTTAAAGCATCATTCAATTGGTTTTGAACCTCTTTTGCTCTATTAGTTGCTTCTTTCTGTTTCTCTAACCTTTTATTAGTTGCTTCTTGTGCTGCTGCAACTTTTGGGTCATTTATAGCAGTATTTAATAATGCTTGTGCTGCTGACACTTTGTCAGTTAAATCTTTTCTTGTTTTGAACTTTTCATTCTCTGCTTCATAAGCAGCAATCTCTTCCTCTTTCAAATCAATAAGTTTTCTTAACTCTTGATATGATAAAGTAGTTTGACCATTTTGTAGGTTAAACAACTCATTCTTTAAGTCTAAATACTCTTCATCTTTATCTATCAAAGCATTTATACCAGCAAGTTGTGTGGTATAAGCATCTACATCAACCTGTGCTTGTTTTGCTTTTGCTGCTGAAATCTCATTTTGTTTAGCAAGTATAACATCTTGTGCAGCACCTTGTGCTTGTAATAATCTTAATTCCTCATTTAATGAAGATATAGCACTATTGGTAATTCTATTACTTTCTTCTCTCTTTTGATTACTAATTTCAACTTGCGCATTAAAACTTTTCAAAGCAGCAGTAGAACCATCAATAACACCACTCCATTTCTCCCAGTTAGTAACTAATTCTAATAATAAAATTGCAAGTGCTCCAATACCAGTTGCTATAATAGCACCTCTTAAACCTTTTAATGATACACCAGTAAGTTCAATTGCTTCAATAGCATCTTTGAAGTCCATAGCAAGACCACCAGTAGCAGCACCTAATAAACCCATAGCACCACCATTCTTCAATAAACCATCATTTAATGAATGTGTTTCTCTTGTCAATGCTTTGGTAGATTGAGTTACTCTTGTTTGTCCTGTTTGTAATCCATCTAAACCACCACCAACTTTGTTTAATGCTTCCTCAGCACCATTAGTATTTACATTTACATTTATATTAGTATTTATATCTGCCATTATTTGGTTTTAATAATTCTTATTGCCTTCTCTTTTATATCTTTAAGAGACTTTGGTAGGGCATACTTACCTTTTGCTATTTGGACGTATTCATCTCCATCATACCACTCATTCATATTGAGTAAATCTATAATCTTTTCTAACATATATTAAAAACTATTTTTTATATCATTGTTTATAGACCTGTCTGTCTTATTGTAACCCATTTCTCTATATCACCAGATTTAATCTTAATAGCCATCTTTCTTTCTAAATAAACACTTGGTGGTATTTCAGCAGTCTTATCTTGAACATATAATTCTACTTCTGTGCTACCTACACCACTTGGTGTCAATATATCAACCCAGTCAGTTCCCCAACCTATATCAACTTTTGTTGCAGTCCAACTACTATTTGATGATATACCAATTCCATAGTATCTTGCACCTGCATTTACTTGAATGTAAAATCTATAAGTCTGTAATTGTAAATCACTTGTTAGTTTAGTAAGTTGAAAAGTTGTTCTATCAATTCCATAAACATCATTACCAACATTATATAAATTACCATAGTTTGTCTGTGGAAATGTTTGGTATATAGAACCATCAGTATTTACAATAACTGCATTATTAGTTGATTGTCCATTAAATTGTGAAAATGTCCCAGTCATAAAAATCCTTTCATTATTAGCAGTATATCTAATAAAACCAACTTCACCAGTTACAACACCTGTTCCTATATCAAAACTTGTATCAACATCACCATTACTCTTTAATTTAATAACTCTACCAGCAGTTGCTCCTTTATAGTGGTCAATTGTATAACCAGCAACATATACTGAATTACTATCATCATAAGTTGGTAATAAACACATTGAATTACCACCACCACTTGGACTAAAACCTGTTCCTAATACAAATGAAGTATCAACAGAACCTGTTGCAGTAAGTTTTACAATACCATTACAAGTTGTTCCATTATATGATGTGAAATAACCAGCAACATATATTGAGCCATCACTATTTACTATACCATCAGTTGTTGTATTATTGAAACCTGTTGAACCAACTACAAATGTATTATCATAAGAACCATCAGGGTTTATTCTAACTAAACATTTTGAGGCATTACCATCATAAGAACTGAATAAACCAGTTAGTATAATCTTACCATCAGTTTGAACAGCACAATTCTCTGTATATCTATAACCACCTTGTTTTCCAAATGTTCTTGGTGTCAATGAAGTATCAATACTTCCATTAGGATGTAATTTTCTAATTCCATAACCAGAAGTTCCATTGTAAGAAGAATAGTAACCTGCTACTAATAAACTATCATCTGTAAATCTATGTAGTCTCATATTTGAATATGGCTCACTATTAGGACCACCAAGATTAGTATTGAATGTTAAATCTTGTAATCCATCTTTTCTCATCTTAATTACTTTTGGTGCAGTCAATCCATTATATGTTGCAAATGAACCATATAAGAAATAAGAGCCATCTGCATTTGCATCAGTAAAATCAGTAAGATATAAATAGTTATAGTAACCAGACCAACTAAATGTAGAACCAGTAAAAGGACTTTCAAGTTTTTGATAACTATCGTATATATCTGTAATAAGGTTTAATGTAGTTTTACCATTTGTTAAATTGATTGTATAATCATTTATTTTATATCTATGGTCACCAATAACTATTCTATCATTCAAAGATAGTTCTTCTATGTATCTTGGAGGTAAATAAGCAGTGTAGTTGAACTTTCTCTGTTTAAGTGAATAGATTGTATCAATCCAGTTTTTCCAATGGTTTAGAAACAAAGAATTATATACTACTATTCCGTGCCAAGGGTCAATCTCTGTCCCCCAGTTTATACAACTTGTTATTTGGTTTGTAAGTTCATCATCAGTATTACCAATAATATAGTTATATGCAACTGCTGCATTAGTTCCTCTAAACTTAACATTAAAAGGTGTTGATACATTATTTGCTATACCATTATTATAGAATAAGATTGGTTTAGAATTGTTCTTTGTAAATGTCACACCACCATCATCACTTTGAATAGATTGACCTATTGATATATTTGTAGGTGTTCCATATCCAGCAGTAGGATATAATATACTCATTCTCTCAAACATCATATTCTCAAATGGTAGTTCAACTAAAAGTTCATCTTTTGTTTCAACATAAGGTTGAATAGATTTCAAGTCACCATAACCAATACCACCAGAAGAAACTGCAAAACCAGCAGGGTCATTTATTTGTCTAAACTTAACACCTGGATAGTTATTTGTAGTTTGATACTTGAATGATATAGTCTTATAGATTACAGGTCTATCAATAGTAACACTTTCCATATCAGTATAATCTGTTATATCAAGTATATTACCCTCTGCATAATAACCATCTAATGTATTCAAATAGAAATTACTACCTGTAATAGGTCTTATTATCAACTTAAACATTTTCATTAAACCTTGAATAAAGTCTATTACTTTTGTCTTTGGTAATAATAATTCAGGCTTTCTATAAACTATTGCTTGTTGTGAATTACTATCACTTTCTTTTCTCTCTAATATAGTTGTCACCGTCCCCCCTGCTGTATTAGTAGTATAATATGAGTGATAACCTCTAAAATTACAACTGAAATGGAATGTATAATCACATTCCACTTGAACCTTTACTTTATGTGTAATAAGTTCTGGGTTATCTAAAACATTAGGACCGCTTCTCACGGTAAATCTTGCTAATGTATTTCCAATTGCTAAATCACTTTTGTTGTAACTTCTTAATTTAGAACCTGCTTCATCATAGAATACTATATTAAAATCAACATTTTCATAACCACTATTAGGGTATATGAAGTAATCATAGGTTGCCACATAAACTCTTTCAACATTTGCTCCGTGTCCTTGATTATACTTATATGTTGTAATGTCAATAAACTCACCATTTTCAACAATTACATTTGTTACAGGTGTAATCACATCTACTAATGGATTAGTTATTAAAATAGTTGTTGCTTGTCTTTCAGTATTTGAATTATTCATCCAAAGAAATAAGTTCATAAATCTTGGTTTAGATAAGAAATGTCTTGAAAAAGATATATCATATTTAGTCTCTATTGCTTCTATTATTTTCATTACTCTAATTGCTTGGAATAATTCTTGGTCTTGAATAGCACCATCAGTTGTTGATATATCAGTAGCAGCATCACCATTACCATAATTCCAATCTCTATTAGCATAAGCAATCATTGGTGTAATAATATGACCATCCATAAATGTCCCAAGGTTTATTGAGTTTATGAAATTAGCACCAGTATAATCAAAATTAAATTGTGATAATGAACTCCAAGTAGGTGTCAATTCTGTAATACCAGTTGCAGTATCTTTCTTGTAATCAAGTTTATCAATTGTATCATCACCAAATAGGTCACTTAATTGTATAAGACCACCATAGAAAGTAATTTTGTAACTCTCTGGTCTTCCTTCTTTCATTATACATTGTTCTAATTGTATCTTACCATATCTTAACGGAAATGTATCAATCTCTAAATAACCTAATACTCTTATATTAGCATTAAATGTATTGTAAATGTCAATGTCATAATAGTGTTTGAATAGGTTACTATTATTATCTGTTGCAGGAATTGTGAATGTATTTGTAAAGTCAGTAAATATATTTGATAATTTCTCTATATCACTTAATTTTGAAGTTAAGTTTATAGTTTCATCATTATACAAATCTAATTTATCAAATCTTGTAAATGTAGTAGATTGTGTTGCTGAAAATGTAGCAATTACATATGGTGCTCCAATGTTAAATGATGAAGTATTATTCCAAGTTATATTTATTGAAGCAGTATCTGTTGCTATAACATCAACATCAGCATATATATCTTTGTAACCAAATGCATTTGAAGCAGTTGATATAGTATATGTTATTGTTGGTGTTGAAACATTATTATATGTTTGTAGGTTTGTAAGTAAATTAGACATTGTAACATTAGAGTTAGTTCCTCTAATAGATTGAATTAAACTTGAAGAAGTCCCAAATGTCTTGTTTATATTCATAAATGGAACACCATTCAATTCCATATCAAACTCAAACCTTGAACCATTAGATGGATTACCTGTTCCTTCAAGTTTATACCTAATTGTATTCATTGTTGTAGGTGTAGGTAATGTCTCATTACTACCAATATATATCTTTACATCCATTATAGTATATTATTTATTATATTATGTGATAACTTCACTTTCATTGTATATTGAATAAGTTTATCATTCAAACTTGTTTTATATGTAAATTGAGTATCTGTCTTATTGACAGGTGTAATTTTACTATACTTATCAACTAACCAAACTTCTTCACTTAACATTAGTTCCTTGAATACAACATTCATATATTCTGGAACCCAATCAGTATTCAAAGTCCATTCTTCACTACCAATAGTATTGAAATGTTTTCTTGTATGTCTTGTTACATCAAACTCACCATTGTAATTTACTATTCCTCTTAAATAATCACTATCACTAATTGATAATGTTTTAACTGATTTCTTTGCAAATGAAAGTGTTTCTAATACACCCCACTTATTCTTAAATATAACATCATAGTTATCAAACTTACAATTTGGTGTAACATTAGTCCATAAATTGATACCTGCACCACCACCATAATCAAAAAAGTATGTCATATCTTGTGTTGTATCAATAAGAATAGATTGTATATACTCATTTGATATATCAGGGTTAGCCACAAATGATATAGGTATAGGTGTTAAACCATTTGGTGGTGGAGGAACATTACCAACATAACTATCAATAGATAACAAACCTTGTGTCTTAAAGTGCCATCTTACGTGACTATATTGTGTATATTGTCTTTGAAAGTCTGTTAGTAAAACATATTGTGTATTTATTGAATTATATGGACTTATTAAACCTTGTGCTTCACCTGGTTCTGTATAACCATCAATAACAAAAAAGTTGTTACTAAATGTTCTACCAATTTGACCACCATTGTAATAGAAGTCACCTTCAACATAACCCCATTTACTTTCTTTAATACCAATGTTTTGAGATTGTGTAGGGTTACTCTGTATCATATAATTGTTTATATCACCTTCTAACTTCTCTTTTAATAGGTTAGATAGGTTTATATAAGTATTAGTCTGCACATTTGCAACTTTTTGTTTCTCTTTAACATATGAAATAGTAGTTGGTCTATCCAATAAAACATTACCATTCCAAGATTTAATGTTATATTTTAATGTATCATAAGTTATTGAAGGTGTAGAATATGTTCCACCACAATAAGAGAATATAGAATAAGAACCACCAGTCATTGAACCAACAACTGCACAATTAGATACTCCTGTTGTGTTAGCAGGAACTAATTCATATACATAGTTACCAGAAGCACAATCAATATAAGTATAATATGTGCTTACTGAACCTGCTTGTAGGTCATAAATTGCACAATTTCCAGTTGATACCTCTGGTTTAATATAAAAATAAGGACTTCTACATTTAATCTCATCAAGAGGAATTGATAATGTAGGGACTGAACCAGTTCCACCTGTTGCACCACTTGGAGACCAACTAAAATTAGTCCAGGCATTTATATCAGTCCAAGTTGGTTGGTAATAGTAAGCAAGTGTAATATACCATCTTGGTCCAACTGCATCATAAATGACTTTCCATCCACCTACTGGTTGATTATATGGGTCATATGGTAATGGTCCATATATTGAAGTATATACTTCACTCCAAGGTGATGCTGGTAGTGAGAAATGTTTATTAGCACCTAATGGTGTATCTACTGATAATCCAAAATGGTCTGCTTGTATAGTTGCTGCATCAGTTGATGAGATTTCAAAGTTCCAAGAACTCTCCATACCAAACATACCTATAACTTCCCATCTGTCTAAAATTGTTATTGCACTCATTATTGTTCTATTATTATTTCTTCTCCTTCTCCTGGTGGAATAGGTGGTGTTTTGTATTCTGTTACCATATCTGTATTGTTATTTCTTTTTTGTCATACTGATTAAAGAAGTTTTCCCAAATTGTTCCTGCTATTAGTTCTCCTAAACCTTCAATCTTTTCATCTATTACTGGTTGTATAAAATCTCTTGGTTGAATACCATTCTTATATACAGATGCTGCAATAGCAAATTGTTCCGATAGATTAGAAGTATATGAACTAAATGCAGAAGCAGGTGGTTTCTTATTTGTAAATGAATAAGGAGAACCCCAATTCACTTCAACACCATTTACTCCTTTATCTACAAATGTGCCATAATCTAACATTGATACACCTATCTGTGCTCCATTTACTGATGGTGTAATAGTTGCATCAATACTATTCTTTAAGTCACCAGTATTTTCAGGTGTCTCACTTTTAAGTAAATCAACTATTCCATTTATATAGTCTTGTATTGGTGTCCAATCATTTATCAACATTCTTCTTGTGTTTATCTTTTCTTGTGTATTTCTTTCTATTCTTAAATACATTAGGTCTGGTTGCCATTTTCCTTTCTTCTAATGTAATAACTATTGTCTCTAATACTTTCATACCTATGGATTACTTTGTGTTGCTCCTGGGTCACAATCAAATAGATTACCACCTGAACCAGATGGGTTAGTATCTGTTGGGTCAATCACAGGAACTATTAAAACAAATCTACAAACCCATCCATCTAAAAGATTGAAATCATTAAATAGAACTGGTGAGAAATCATTTACTTCATCTAATGTTATATTCATATCATTTTGAACTTGTTGTAAATAACTGATTAAGTCATTAAGAATAAAATAAGTAATGTTTAAGTTGTCTTGTAAATTATCATTACCATCAAACTTATCAGTTGCTACTGATTTACTCATATCTCTTTGGTCTAATACTGCTACCTCAAAGGCAAACATATTTACTGCATTTGTTCTCATTCTTCTTGTTCCCATTGGTGCTGATACTGGAACTATATGTGCTATTGGATAAATAGACTTTTTGTATAGGTCTTTCTCTTGTGAAACACCAAATAAAGTAGTTTTAACATAAGGGTTACTTTCTAACCTTGCTCTAACTAAATCTACTGCTCTATGAAATTGGTTCATATTATTTTCTTTATGTTTTATTAAAAACTATTTTTTATATAGTTGTTTATGTCTTAAATTGTCTTTTTATTCTTGCTGCTTCTAACTCATTCTTTCTCTTTACAAAGTTTATGTAGAAAAGGAATTCCTCTGCTGGACTATCAACTACTTTTGATATATCTAAATACTTTTCATCAGCAGCAGCATATAACATTGAATACCATCCAAACTCTTCACCAAATACTGCTTCATCACTATATCTACTTATATCTTTTGAGTTGTCAGTATCCTCGTCGTCTCTTTCTGTATATAAGTATTTGTAAGGTTTAATAAACTCTTGCTTAAAAGATAAAAAAAAACCAGTGCTCCTAATGCTACTTTACAATCTACCTTCATCATTATGTCTGCCAATTTGTCAGTTCCTTCATATTTCTCTATTTCATAATAGTTACCAGTAGAACTTTTAATAGGTCTATAAAGAATAGAACATATCTTGTGTAGTTGTTTAGTATCTTCACTTAAATAATTATCAAGGTCAATAAACTCACCTGCTGTAATTTTAGAAAGGTTAGGTATGAAACCATATTCAACACCACCAATCTCAAATCTTTGTATTAGGTCGTGTTCTTTTGAGAGTAATTCATTTACATCTAACATAGTTTGTGTTGCCACTGATTGTTCTATGTCTAATGTTCCGTGTATAATCTTTACTATCTCACTTGCTAATTTCTTATCATTATCCTTGAATGTCTCCATTAAAAGGTTTATCTTCATTAGTTGTTCTATTGTCAATGTCATATTGTTTTAGTTGTTTTATCTCTTCTTCAAGAAGTTTAATCTTTCTTTGTAATCCTTTAATAGTATCTTGTGGTCTAATACCTGTTAAATGTATATATTGTTCTTTGCTTGCTCCCATAACTAATTTGTCTATTTATTTTTTGTGGTGGGTCAATAATAATATAATATATAATATATATTACGTATCTGTTCTACACTTTATTATACAATTCTATACTTTTGTATATTTGGTTTCTTTAATCTATGACTAATAATATATCTTGCGGCATCTAATAAGTGATTATACATATCGACAGGCTTCTCTCCCTTTTCAGCCCACACATAATTGTTTAATTCTTTAATAAGGTTCTTACTACTTGCATCAACAATCAACTTGTAACCTTTCATTAGTAATACTCCTTCTTTAACTGAACCAGCACCTTTAACACAAGGTTTTATATTTACACCAGTTCTTCTTACTTCTTCAATAAGTCTTCCTTCTGCACTATCTGCTATAATAAGTTTCTTACCTGCTACCTTTGAGAATATAACAGCAAGTTCAGTAGTGGTTAAACCAGTCTTGTATAACTCTTCTTTTAACCATATAATCTTTCTCTTATCATCAATAGAAACTTTAACCAATGTATTTTCATCATTTGACCAACCAAAGTCAGCCCCACATTCCCAATCACTATTCTCATTAAAGTCACCAATTTCCCAATTATCAAATATAACTCCTTCTGCTTTATCCAAGAAACCACCAAGAATAATATGTTGATACTTCTTTGGGTTGTCAATTTTCATTCTTTTTATTTGATTTAAGAAACTTTCTGGTAGTTTTGATACTATGTCAAGGTAAGTAGTGTGAATGTATGTTATATCCTCTGTAATTAAGTTTGTGCCATCTTTGACACCTCTACTCTCATAGAACCTATTGTAAATCCAACTGGCTTTACTTGTAGGATTGAATAGAATAATAATCTTATTGAAATGTTGATTAGACCTAACAGATAAGTCTATCTTATCAAATGTATCTTCATCAGGTATTTCTTCTGCCTCATCAATTACTAATGTGTCTATACCAGCAATAGATTTAAGGTTTGCTGTTTGATTACCTGAACCTGCTTTAATACCCTTAAAGATAATCTTTGAACCTGTATTCTTATTGATAATCTCACTCTTGGTTATATCAAACATATCTTCAAGTCCTAATGTTTCTATCTTATCCTTAAACTCTGGAAAGATAGATATAGCAACAGAAGTCATTGTATATCTGGCAAAGAGAATTGTTCTATTCTTCTCAAAGGTTAGAAGTAATAGGTAGAGTGCTACTGAATAGGATTTTCCAGAACCTCTACCACCAGATATACAATAGTATCTTGTGTTGTTAGCAAAGAGTGGTTTATATTTAGGATTTACATTTATCATATTTGTTCTAATAGTCTTCTTATCTTTTGTATTCTTAAAACCCTTTTCATTAGGTCTTTTTTCCATTTATCACAGACTGACAGAGTGTCAGTCTTGTATCTTAAACTACTATTCTTCTTCTCCTTCACTATCATCCTTAAATGAAACAAGTTTAGATATATCTACATCATTGACACTCAATGTAGTAGTTTGATTTATAGTCTGTGTTGGTTTCCCATACACATAAGACATATACAAAGAAATCATCTTACCATCTCCCTGTTTAATCTTCTCTAATAATTTTAGAACTACAATGTCTCTATCAATATGTTTATCTAATAGATTGATTACATCTTGTTCTTCTGTTCTTCTGGGTCTTCCAGTTTGATTGGGTCTTTTACCTCCCCATCCATTTTTCTTTTCTTCCATAACATTTGCTATTTTTTTGCCTAAACAAGTAGGACACCTAATCTTTGAACCATCTTTGCTATTAAACCTGGACAATTACATCTTGATAATTTAGAACTGAATAGTTCATTGTATAATCTAAATAGGTTATTTACATCATCATTCTGTAATGTGTGAGTAGAAGTAATCTTTTTGATAAAGTTCAATTCTTCTTCTGTAACTTCTCTACTTGCCTTTAACCAAGGAAACATTTTATTAAGTGCTTCTTTTCTTCTTGCACAAGGTTCACATTCAGGAATACCTAATGTTTGTGTTATTGAACTTACAAGGTCACCTAAACCTGCTTTGTCTAATGTTTGTTCAGTTGTTTCTTCTATTAAACCTTCTAATGTAATTTCAGGTTCAACTACTTTTTTCTTTCTTGCCATTTCTTTTATTTCTTTTTTATTGTGTCATAAATCCCATATAATATAAATGGAACACACATTGCTAATAGTATCATTTATTAAAAACTCTATTTTACTATATTGTTTATCCAGTTATATTTAACAACTCTAACTATAAATGAATATAATAGTGCTTCTAAATAACCTACTGGTATAAATAATCTACTTACTAACATAATAGTTAGTGGATATATTAAGAATACTCCTAATAACATCATAATCAATTTAATTCTTGGGTCCATCTTATTTTATATTTTTTAGTATCCATTTGATTGTTTCAACATTCCAACCATTTCCAATGTGAGAGTATCTCTTATTATATGATTGTCCTTCTGTATAACCATCTGGTAGGAAAGTTCCTTTGTGTTATTTTAATTGCGTCTTTTTCTATCTCAAATAGTAAGTATCTACTTCAATACCTAATTCTTTTAAGGCTACTTGACCACAAGATACTCCATCAAATAAACTTAATACTTTAATTCCCATCTAATATGTCATTTATTTTTTGGTCTCTTCTTTCTTGTTTAAGAGTTTCTTTCCAATTTTGTAATTCAGCATCACTTACACCATTTATTACATTTGGATGAATACTTCTATTTTCTAATTTAATTCCATTCCTAATAGCAATACAATAATTTACAAAATCTATCAATTCTTTTTCACTATACATTTCCATTGTCTTTAATGATTTCTATATTATCACTAACAACCAGTGGTATTTGGTTTGTATTCTCATATACAATTCTTAATTTATTCTCAAAATCTCTTAATGCATTTACATCATCCTCACTCTCTGGTGTAGGAACTCTAAAAATTATTACTTCTTTATTTGTCATAGTTATCTTTTATTTTTTGTTTAATCTTATTTATTCTTTGATTGATTGTTAAATGTGAAACACCAATTTCTCTTGCTATCTTTCTTTGAGAAAGTCCGTGTATAAAATGAAGTTGGTAAAGTTTTCTCTCAAATTGATTTAGGTTTAGAATAGTGTTTGTTATACAATCTAACTTTTTCTGTGTAGTATTATCATCTATTATCATCTTTTGTATATCTAACTCATTTGTGTTTATCACACTTTCTAATTCAAATGATATATCTAAATTAGTATCAATCATATTATTTTTCTTTGAGGTAGTTCTTGTTAAGAATGAGTTTCTTAAACTAATAAACACATAGTTATCACTCATCTTTTCATCAGGTAGTTCTTTTTGTATAAATACAATAATCATATCGTGTAAAAGGTCCTCGGCTTCTTTATTACTTGTAATAATTTTAGCATAGTTTAACCACTTCTTGTAGTTCTTGTCTATAAACATTATTTGATTGGGGTTATATTGTAGTATATATCTGTGAAGTTTCTAACATTTGCTGCTGCTTCATATCTTTCTTCATCAATACATATATCTTGTAGGAACATAAGTAATCTTGAATAGTAGGCTACAACTCTTAATTGTAATTCATTAGAAGTTATTTCACTCATACTATCAAGTAACTCTGTTATATTTACATATATTCTAAAAATGGTTTTTTCCGATAGAATAGTGTTTGTAATAAGTTTTAGTAATTCAGCATTGACACTCAAAATACCATTGTTCCATATTAGGTGGTGTAATGAACTTGTTGTATCAATCCAGTTTGGTATATTCACCATCTTACCACTAATATGTTTCTTTAACTCTCTTATGTCCAAAATTATTTATGATATATTTTTTTAGCATCTAAATATGCTTGTCTTGCTTCAACCTGTGTATCAAAATAACCAAGGTGTATTTTTCTACTACCTATCTGTATTTGTGCTCTATATTTACCTGTTGTTTTATATAGTGAATAACCTTTTGCTTTTGTTCTATTCCATTGATTTTGTTGTCTTGTTATCCATTATTTATTTTAATAACTTTCTATACTCTTCAAAGTTATTTACTCTTGCCTCAGCAATCTTAAAGTAATCTTCATCTAATTCCATACCTACAAATCTAAATCCTTCTAAACAAGCAGATATACCAGTTGAACCTGAACCCATAAAAGGGTCTAATACAATTCCACCAGGTGGTGTTATCAATCTACATAAATAGTTCATTAGATTGATTGGTTTTAATGTTGGATGGTTATTCTTCATAGTTGGTGCATTCTCACCATTTTCTTCTAATCTTTTCTCAACACTTATTTTTCTACCAATACCACCACTATTTAATTGTGATACTTTATCCTCAAACCCATCTAACCCAAGGTTTCTCTCCTTCTTACTAACTTTTGCCACATAGAAAAATCTTGATGCACCACCATCACCACTAAACTTATTTGGTGTCAATGTATTATTTTCTTTTATTATACCAAGTCTTTTATTTTCTTGGTCTATGAAGTTTGGTGTTCCTCCACCTTTTCTTGGTCCTCTATTAGGACTATCACCTTTTAACACACCTGTTTGTTCATCCAAAACTTGTGCTGCTTCTTCATCAAATAAAATGTTGGCAGGAAATCTACCTTCTCTTTCTTCACTATCCTCACAACCTTTATATGTATCACAATATATACCATTATTGCCTAATCCATTATTAGCACTTGTTTTTACTAATTCTGTTCCAATTCTACAACCATCAACATTTATTCCACCAGTTCCCCATTTGATTACATTATCTACAATTGTTTTCTCACTTAAAGGTTTTCTTGCCAAACAGATTGGTTCATTTGCTGGTTTCAATGCTGTTCCCCAACCTTCATATTGTGATGAACCTTTTGTGTAGTTGTATTGTTTATCATTTATACCATTTTCAGTTCCATTATACTTACCACCATTCATATCAAGACATAATCTTTCACCAGTAACTTCTCTCTCATTACCATTCTTCTTATCAAAGGCTTTACCTATGTTTAATGATTTTGGAAACCCTGAACCATATATCCACATAATCTGGTCTCTAATTTCAAAACCAGCATCTTCCATATTCAACACCATTCTGTGATATGTGCGTGTGCCACCAAAAGATAGAACGTGACCACCAGGTTTTAATACTCTATACACTTCTTTCCAGAACTCAACAGAAGGAACATCATAGTCCCATTTTTTACCCATAAAAGATAATCCATAAGGTGGGTCTGTTACTATACTATCAATAGAGTTTTCAGGTAGTTTTTTTAAGGACAATATGTTGTCTCCCTGTAATAATTTAACTTGTTTCATAATTTTAATAATTTAATTTTCTTATATATAAAAAAAGTTATTACCTCCTATTAAATAGTTGGTAATAACCTTCTCAATTCTTTATACATTGTTGTCAATTCTTTATCAATTGACATATTTGTTTCTTTATATCCAAACACAT